ATGACTCTGGTAATCACCGATGGAGAATTTTGGTGGAGCTGGCGGGAGTTGAACCCGCGTCCGAAATTCCTACATACCATTTTTAGTGTAATAAAAACAATAGTTTGCTATTTAAAACAACATGTTAGTGTTATTGGGTGTTTGTCTGTTTTACGCGTTTTTAATGCTCTGCCGCCATTTTGTCGCCATCAAATACGCTTGTCATTTGATATAGGAAAAATGCTATAAAACAGCTTTTCATCATATAGTGCATAATCAGGGATATGATCGCCATGATGTTTTCCTGTTCGGAAAACATTGGATTCTTTGTCAATTAAAGTATATAGCTCAATGAGAACATCCCTTAGTCCCCACAGCATCTGCTTAATTTGCTTTTCATCAGTAAATGAAGTGCTAATTGCTTCTAGGTTTTGTTTTGGGCGCTCAAGAATAATCGAAAAAAGATGTTCTTGGTATTTATAATCAATGCCAAGCAATCTACATAACATGATTATATCTGCCTCTATTAATTGCAAGTTAAATAGTTGGTTGTCAAATGATTCATTATTTGCATTGAGCGATTTGTTAATGTTGTTGTAAAGGTTTTGTGATGATATGATAAATTCATCATTGACAATGGTACTATATCCATTTTTAATTGAAGAAGACTTAAAAATGTTTTTGTACAGCGTGTACGGGTGAACAACAGATAACTCGATTTCTTCAAAAGCGTCCTCGTTTTTTTTTAGTCTAGATAATTTAAACTTTGGTATTGTTTGAAATATATCAGAATAACTTTTCAAATGTGAGTAATATGAATCGGTTTTATTTTTTTCAATAACTAGGTTGATTTGGTTTTGTGTTTTTTCTATCTGGCTTTCTGTTTGAATAGTTCGGTGTATGTTATTAATGATCGCTGCTAAAGGAACTGATGAGGCTAATATCAATAATGGTAATTTAGAAATTTCTAAAAAATTATTGAAACCTTTTGATGTGAAATCTATGCTGTGCCCATCCCACGCCCAAAGTCCATATAAAATAAACATTTGCAATGGAACAATTATTGACGCTATAAATAGAGGCTGTTTTAAGAGGTTTTGAGCATTTAGCTCTAACCAACCGAAAAAATAGAATAAAAGAACTAATCCTATTATATAGGTTAAGCTAGACCCAATAAAAACTCTTGGACGGTTAGTGTACATTAACACTTCTGCAAGAATAATATATAAAAGTGCGTAACCTAAGATTGATAGTATTTTAACTTTCATTGAATTATACCAAGTTGTGTAATGGATTTTTCGTGACAGCATCTTCAAGATGGTCTGGAGAAAAATGGGCGTAAATCATTGTCATTTTTATATCGGCATGACCTAGGATTTCTTTAAGAACAAGTATGTTCCCGCCATTCATCATAAAATGGCTGGCGAATGTGTGTCGTAGCACATGGGTGCACTGGCCCTCCGGCAAATCAATACCAGCACGCTTTACTGCTCGTTCAAAGGCTTTTCTGCACGGGGTGAATAACTTCCCTCTATTCTTGGGAAGTTCGTCATACAGAGTCTGAGATATTGGCACGGTACGGTTTTTCTTGCCCTTAGTCTTGGTATAGGTGATCCGGTATTTCGATAACTGATGGCCCTGCAAATTTTCGGCTTCACTCCAGCGTGCACCAGTTGCCAGGCATATTTTTGCAATCATCAGCAGGCTGGGGCTTTGAGAATCAGCGCAGGCATCCAGCAGGCGCTTAATTTCTTCAGGTGCCAGGAACGCCAGTTCACCTTCTGCGATTTTAAATGTTGGCAAACCGGCGAGTGGATTGGGTGCTGACCAATGGCCCAACTTTTTCAGTGTGCCAAACACGGATGATAGGTTGCGTTGTTCAAGGTTTACCGTGCGAGGCTTAACTGGCGACATAAGCACGCCATCTTCATTTCGCACCTCACCCTTTAGCCGTGCTTCGCGGTATTTCGTAAAGTCGCCAGCGGTTAACTCTGAGGCAACAGGATCACCCAAGCCGTTACAAATAATGTTGAGTTTTGCCATCAGGCGTTTGGGGTCAGCAAGTGTCTGCCCGTAGAGTGAATGCCATTGCTCAATCACTTCTGACAAACGCCGCCGATCTTCTTTCTCACCCAACCACGGTTTTTTGTTTACTTCGTCCATGGTGTGATTTTCGAATGCTATGGCCTCACCTTTCGTCGCAAATTGTTTGCGCACACGCTTGCCGTCGCGCCCGTTAGGGTAGCACTCACATAACCATTTTCCGTTCGGCTGTTTTCTGATGGTCATAAGTTAGAGGCTCTTGATTACTTTGACTGCTCGTCCTACAACTTCCACATCATCTACAGAGCATTCAAATGAAGTGTCATCTTGGTGAACTACTATTTTGTTTCCGGGTATACGTGCAATTTTGACGATGTTTTTCATACCGTCGATGTCTATGAGCCAAATTCCGTTACTAAGCTGTTTTGCTGATGTGTCAACGATGTAATTGCCATCGCTAGCTTTGACGTACAAACAGTATTCGGCTTTTCCGGGTATCAAACTCTGATCAAGGAAAACATCTTCCAGCTCTTCAAGCGTTCCGTTCTCAATGGTTGCCTGCCGTACTGATGGGATAACAATCTTTGAAAGGGGGCGAACTGTAGGTGAACTCTCGTTTTTGAACTTATTTTTTTCTTCTGTTTGAGGATACATTTCCCCTTGGCCCGTTGTCAGCCAAAGCAGAGAAATACCTGTTTCAAGGGCACATTGAATAACCCAGTCAGCGGGAAAGCTATCACGTAACATCCTGTTTGCCATGGTACTTTTTGATGCTTCGAGATGTTCAACTAACGCTATTTGAGTGTTGAAACCATAGGCGGTCATCAGCCTTTTGATGGTCTCCTTCCCTCCCGTATTTGCACCTGTATTGATCTTCAAGATGAACTCTCCATTTGACAATCCAATAATGGGATCGTACTTTTGTGTTCAACTTCTAATGTGAGAGTTTAGAAGTTGGGGTTAAACATCATAAAACGCACTAAAACCAAGAGATACTGCACTATGAGCACAGATATTTCAATTCGTGTACCAAAAGAGATGGCTACGCCTGCAGAGTTCGCTGAATGGGAAGGTATCTCCCGTGGCTCTGTTTACCAGAAAATTCACCATGGCCAGCTTGCTAAGTACATGGTCAAGAAAGAAAAAAACAAAGGTCGCGTAAGCCTGCGTTACCTGATGTACAAAACCGACCAGGTTCGTGAATCCCTCGGTCATTCCAACTTTCGCGTCATTGTTGGTCAGTAAGTTCGATTATGAGAACTTTCTAAGGGGCTTGCATGTTTGATTATCGCGTTTCCAAACATCCACACTTTGACGAAGCCTGCCGGGCTTTCGCACTGCGTCACAACATGGTGAAGCTGGCAGAACGCGCAGGAATGAATGTCCAGACGCTGCGCAATAAGCTGAACCCGGACCAACCTCACCAGCTGACCGCGCCGGAAATCTGGCTGCTTACCGATCTGACTGAGGATTCCACGCTGGTTGATGGCTTCCTGGCGCAAATCCATTGCCTGCCATGCGTACCACTTAACGAGGTTGCCAGGGAGAAAATGCCGGACTACGTACTGAAAGCCACGGCAGAAATCGGGCGCGTAGCTGCCGGCGCTGTTTCCGGCGAAGCGCATACAACGGCAGGGCGCCGCCAGATTGTTGATAGCATCAATTCAGTTACTCGACTGATGGCATTAACCGCAGTGACGTTGCAGGCGCGCCTGCAGGCAAGCCCGGCGATGGCCAGCACCATTGATACAGTCACTGGCCTGGGTGCCTCGTTTGGTTTGATCTGAGGTAACTATGTTGAATAACCAACCATCAATCGCATCGCTTCTCGTTAAGCAAAGTCCATCACCTCATTTCGGTCATGGCTGGATCATGGGTAAAGATGGCAAGCGCTGGCACCCGTGCCGCTCGCAGGATGCGCTGCTGGCTGAACTGCGTACTAATAAACAGGGGAAACCATGGCTATTGAAGGCGATTCTGCGACTGTTCCACTAAGTCCGGGGCATCGGCTGGATGGCCTGAATCATATTGCAGAGCTAAGGGCGAAAGTGTTCGGCTTGAATATAGAACCTGAACTGGAGCGTTTTATTAGCGATATGCGGGACCAGCGAGATATTAACCATAAACAAAATGAGCGTGCCTTAGCTGCCATATTCTTTATGGCTAAGATTCCGGCGGATCGTCATAACGTCAATATGAATGAGCTGACGACTGACGAAAAGCGGGAGCTGATAAAAGCAATGAACCATTTTCGTGCAGTGGTGAGCTTATTTCCAAAGCGGCTAACCATGCCGAATTAACCAGTAACAGAAATTAATGGCGTAAACCCGCCGGGCATTCTTTTGCCAAAATTCAGGAGAAACAACAATGCGAAATATAGAAACCCGTTCCAACAAAATCGGCCCGGATGATGCAGGTCTTAACCAGATACTGACAGAGGCCCGCATGGAAGAACGCCGTGCACGTGCTGCGGCAATGGCCGCCCGCCTTGATAGCCTGGCGTGTCACATCACATCGCGCCAGCTTAATCAAGTTGAGGCGGCGGAGCTGCTGCGCGTTGCTGCGGAAAACATCCAGAACGAAGCGCAGGAGATCCACTGATGGCTGATTCTATGGACCTCGTACAGCAGCGCGTTGAAGAAGAACTCCAGCGGCACATCCACACCGCCCGCAGTAAAGCGCCGGGCGTTTCCCGTGTCTTGTGCATTGACTGCGACGCACCAATACCGCCTGCCCGCCGCCGCGCTATTCCTGGCGTGCAGTGCTGCATCACCTGTCAGGAAATCGCAGAGCTGAAAGGCAAACATTACAATGGGGGTACTGTATGAGCACCATCCTGAAATGGGCGGGCAATAAAACCGCCGTCATGCATGAGCTGAAAAAGCACCTGCCTGCAGGCCCGCGACTGGTTGAACCTTTCGCGGGTTCCTGCGCTGTGATGATGGCGACAGAGTATCCTCATTATCTTGTCGCGGATATTAATCCAGATCTTGTGAATCTTTATAAAAAAATTGCCCTTGATTGTGAAGCTTTCGTATCACGCGCAAAAAATATTTTTGCGATTGCGAATAGAGAGGTAGCTTATTACAACATTAGGCATGAATTTAATCATTCATCTGAAATTACTGATTTCATGAAAGCAGTATATTTCCTATATCTCAATCGCCACGGCTATCGTGGCCTGTGTCGTTATAACAGGAAAGGTGAATTTAACGTTCCATACGGGAATTATAAAAAACCATATTTCCCGGAAGATGAAATCAGAGCATTTGCAGAGAAAGCAAAACGCGCCACCTTCATTTGTGCCAGCTATGAGGAAACTTTAGCGATGGTCAAAGTAGGTGATGTGATTTATTGCGACCCACCTTATGACGGAACATTTACCGATTATCACACTGATGGTTTCAATGAGCTTGAACAGCGTCGCCTGGCGACGACTCTTGATGTACTGGCATCAGCAGGCAATCAGGTTGTTGTGTCGAACAATGAAACCGAGCTGACGAACGCGATTTACCAGAATTTTACCCGCCACCGTATTAACGCAAAACGCAGTATGGGCGTTGCCGGTGGTGATGGTAAGTCTGCAACTGAAATTATCGCTGTTTCTCAACCTCTGATCTGGTCCGGGTTTGATCTGGCAGCGTATCCAGTCGTGAGTGCGTCTTACGAAACTTTCCAAAGAGAGTATTTGTGTGAGCCATCACGACGTTAAAAACTACGGCGGTGCAGATGATGCCGCCGCTGCTTTTGTCTGGAATACCCCGAAAAAAGCGGTTAACCCATACACGGACCCGGCGGAAGTTGCGCCGGTGTCTGCGCTTTCAAACCTGATCGCTCTCTACGCCAGCGACAACGAGCAGGAGCAGCTGCGCCGTGAGGCGATGAGCGATGAGGTCTGGGAACGCTATTTCTTCAATGAATCCCGTGATCCTGTCCAGCGTGAAATGGAGCAGGACCGGCTGATTAGCCATGCCAAAATGGCGCGCGAGCAGCAGCGTTTTAATCCCGATCTGGTCATTCTGGCTGACGTTAACGCCATGCCGTCCCATATCAGCAAGCCTCTGCTGGAGCGGATTAAATATTTCCATAGTCTGGGCAGAGCAAAAGCCTATTCCCGCTACCTGCGTGAAACCATCAGGCCGTGCCTTGAACGCCTGGAGCGCGTGCGTGCCAGCCAGGTTTCCGCGTCATTCCGGTTTATGGCGAGCCACGACGGGCTGGAGGGCCTGCTGGTTCTGCCGGAAATGAACCTGGATCAGGTTAAGCGGTTATCTACCTTGGTGGCGGCACACATGAGCATGTGTCTGGATGCTGCCTGCGGTGAGCTGTTTGCGGATGAAGACGTTACGCCGGAAGAGATCCGCCGGTCATGGGAAAGGGTGGCCGCTGAGGCCATGCGCCTTGATGTTATCCCGCCTGCTTTCGAGCAGCTGCGCCGTAAAAAGCACCGCCGTAACCCGGTCCCGTACGAACTTATTCCGGGTTCGCTTGCCCGTATGCTCTGTGCTGACTGGTGGTATCGCAAGCTGTGGCAGATGCGGTGTGAATGGCGGGAAGAACAGCTGCGCGCCGTCTGCCTGGTTAACAAAAAGGCGTCTCCGTATGTCAGCTATGAGGCAGTGATCCATAAACGCGAACAGCGCCGCAAATCGCTGGAGTTCTTCCGCTCGCATGAGCTGACCAATGAGCAGGGCGATACGTTGGATATGGAAGACGTGGTAAACGCCAGCAGCAGCAATCCGGCACACCGGCGCAACGAAATGATGGCCTGCGTTAAAGGGCTGGAGCTGATCGCAGAAATGCGCGGTGAATGCGCCGTGTTCTATACCATCACCTGCCCGTCACGCTTTCACGCAACGCTCAATAACGGCAGGCCAAACCCGAAATGGACCAGTGCCACGGTACGGCAGAGCAGCGATTATCTGGTGAATATGTTCGCCGCCTTCCGTAAGGCGATGCACAAAGCCGGGCTGCGCTGGTATGGCGTCCGCGTTGCTGAGCCACACCATGACGGCACCGTGCACTGGCACCTGCTGTGCTTCATGCGCAAAAAAGACCGCAAATCCATCACCGCGCTGCTGCGTAAATTTGCCATCCGTGAGGACCGCGAGGAGCTGGGCAACAATACCGGCCCGCGATTTAAGTCTGAGCTGATCAACCCGCGCAAGGGTACGCCTACCAGCTACATCGCTAAGTACATCAGTAAGAACATCGACGGGCGTGGCCTGGCTAACGAAATCAGCAAAGAAACCGGCAGATCACTGCGGGACAATGCCGAACATGTCAATGCCTGGGCTTCGCTGCATCGCGTCCAGCAATTCCGCTTTTTCGGTATTCCGGGGCGTCAGGCATACCGCGAGCTGCGTTTGCTGGCAGGCCAGGCCGCGCGACAGCAGGGCGATAAAAAAGCCGGTGCGCCGGTACTGGATAACCCGCGTCTGGATGCCGTGCTGGCGGCAGCCGATGCCGGGTGTTTTGCCACCTACATCATGAAACAGGGCGGCGTACTGGTTCCGCGCAAACATCACCTGGTCCGCACGGCTTACGAACTCAATGACGAGCCATCAGCCTATGGCGATCACGGCACCCGTATTTATGGCATCTGGTCCCCGATTATTGAGGGCCGGATTTGTACGCATGCGATGAAGTGGAAAATGGTTCGTAAGGCCGTTGACGTTCAGGAGGCGCCAGCCGACCAGGGCGCTTGCGCCCCTTGGACTCGTGGCAATAACTGTCCCCCAGTGGAAAAAATGAACGAAAACGGGGCCGTAAGCGGACAGGATTTACCGGATGTTACGGGTATGGATGAGCGGGAGCTGCAGGAATATCTCCATAGCATGAGCAAAAAGGAGCTGAGGGAGCTAAACGCACGGCTTCGTATGGTTAAGCCTAAGCGCCGGAAAGGGTACAGGCAGGATGTGGATAATCAGCAGCGCCTGCAGCTGGAGTATGAACTTAAATCGAGAGGCTTTGATGGTTCGGAGGCGGAGATCGATCTGCTTCTGCGCGGTGGCAGTATTCCATCCGGTGCCGGTCTGCGTGTCTTTTACCGGAACCAAAGGCTGCAGGAAGATGATAAATGGTGCCAGTGGTACCGATGAAGGGGGCGCATTTTCTGCTTTATCATCCTACATCGGACACATCTGATTGAATGATAAAAACTATTTTACATCGAGAAAATCATATTATACTGTATGGATATCCAGTGGATGTGTATGCAGTATGGCAATATCCCTTTGAGGGTATATGGCAACGGATATCCCGTAGTGAGGATAGGAGGGGAAATGCAGGACTATCTTTCGGAGTCGTTAAAACTCCAGCGTATTGATTTTTTTATCAAGCTTGTAGCGGCTAGTGAGTGCAGCGATGAAGAGAAGCGACTTGCTATCCAGTGGGTTTCTGAGCTGACTGATGAATTAATGGCGAAAATTCGTAGCCATGAATACAGCCGGTCAATGGATGTTTCCAGTTAGGGGGATGATCTCCATGCGTGTCGAAATAATGATTGATAAAGAGCAGAAAATTAGCCAAGCGACACTGGAAGCATTCGAAACAGAGCTTTACCGCAACCTGACCCCTTTGTATCCCAAGACGGCGATCCGCATTCGTAAAGGCAGTGCCAACGGTATCGAGTTGACCGGCTTAAAACTTGATGAGGATAAGCAGCGAGTAATGGAAATCATGCAGCAGGTCTGGGAAGACGACAGCTGGCTCCACTAAGGAACGTTCCGGGCGGCAGTACTTGATTCTGCCGTCAGCAAGGTTGAACAACGAGCATCGCGAGGCGTTAGTGGTGTAAATGTTCATCTTTAGCTCATAGATTCTGCATTCATTGATACCATTTGTTTATAATTTATTGATATATTGAGGTATTGGTCGCGAGGGATACCATGGATAACATTATGATAGATATGGAAACGTTAGGTGTTTCTGTGTCTGCCCCGATAATCTCTATTGCAGCAGTCTTTTTTGAAACAGATGGTCGTGTTGGAAAAACGTTCTATCGAGTTGTGGACTTGAAGTCAGCGCTTTCTCATGGGCAAGTGGAGCCTTCCACGCTTGCGTGGTGGATGTCTCAGTCTGATGAGGCCCGTAAGATTTTCTCTGATTCAAGCGCTACCTCTCTTGACTGTGTTTTGCTGGATTTAGATGCCTTTATCCAAGGTGAGGGAAATGCAGAAAACGTGAAAGTTTGGGGAAACGGCCCTTCTTTTGATAACGCTATACTGGCCCATGCGTATAAAAATATTGACGCTTCATTGCCTTGGCGGTTCAGAAATGATCGTGATGTAAGGACCATTGTGGACTTAGCTAAATGCTTAAAAAACATTGATCCTCTTAAATTGGCTGTCCGAGAAGGTGTGCACCACAACGCACTTTCAGATGCACTCTTTCAAATTAAGTGTGTTTCTATAGCTTATCGGGCACTTAAAGGCTAGGAAATGGCTATGCAGCTGATTGATGTAAGCGATTGGCGCAGGGATGATGAACACGGTATCTTCCCTATAGGCGCAAGGGACAAAAAAATGCTTTGGTCTCCATGGCAGGAAATTGAAGGGGTCAAGCCAAATTGGCCATATCTCTTCAAACTGTCCAGGGAGGCATACCCCGACCAATTTTGGATGGAAACTATTGCTTACATAGTCGGCTGCGCTATGGGCGTAGAAATTCCAAAAGCCATTCCTGCTGTAAGGGTAAATGAGTCAGGTTCAAGAGAGTATGGTGCGCTTCTTGAGTGGTTCTACGATAAGGAGTATGAACATTTTATCCATGCCTCAGATATTTTTCATTTATTGAACAAGGAGTTCGATGATGAATCAGGCAGACACCATAATGTTGAAGATTTGAGAGTGATTTGCAGGACGCTGAGCATTCATGGGGTGATCCATACTGATTGGAACCGTTGGCTTTGCGATATGTTCTTGCTGGATTCTCTCATTGGTAATAGTGATCGGCACCAGGAAAATTGGGGGTTTGTGTTCACTATTCATAGAGATGCTGAGGGTAAAACTCTGCGTGATTTGAATGGAAAGATAGTCTCAACGGGCAAGCTTTCACCTTATTTCGATAACGGAACCAGCTTAGGGCATGAGAGGTTTCCTGATAAGGTTGCTGCATGGGATTGTAAAGCTCTTGATAATTATATCCAGAAAGGGAATCACCATCTCAGATGTACAAGAACGGATACTAGGGCCAGGCTTGGGCATCTGCAATCAGTTCAAGAGTTAACTAATGAATCGGCAATGTTGCCACTAATTAATGAGCGACTAAGCTTTAATATCGATGATCTTTGCGGCAAAATACGCGCGCTCACGGACATAGATGCAGGAGAAGGGGCGCTTTCTTCAGCGAGAGCCGAGTGGGTGATTAGACTGTTAAGACGCCGACATATGAGGTTAAAACTAATAACTAACATGCGAACTATCAATCACATTGTCGAGCCATTGCGGTTGTGGCTTACATGGCAACCTGCAGGTGGTGGTTCTCGTTATGTCGTAGGGTATATTGATCGGATTGAGGGTGATCAATACACCTTCACGTACAACTTCGAGACTGCTGATTTCAATGCGGCTATCGAAAGAGGTTTTAAAGGGCATCCTGCGTTTCAATTCAAGTCACAAGTTCATACTAATAACGTGCTTGAACCGTTTTTGCGCCGATTGCCGCCAAGGAAACGTAAGGATTTTGCTGAGTATCTGGCTCAACATCTTTTACCTGCTGATTTTCCTGGTTCTGATTTTGCGTTGCTTGGCTATACCGGTGCCAAGTCTCCTGCTGATGGATTCAGTTTGATTAATGATGCCTCAGTTTTTGAGCGTAGTTGTGAACTACTATTAGAAGTAGCTGGTACTCGCTACCAAGAAGGTTTGGACCTCTCGTTGGTTCAAGTCGGTGACCCTGTGGAGTTTGTTGCAGAGACGGATAACCCACATGACAACGATGCTGTTGCGGTTATGCATACTGCAGGACGATTGGGGTATGTAAACAAAGTCCATTGCAAGGCAGTCAAAGCAAGTGCTAAGGCTAAAAAGCTCAATGCCTTTGTAGCCAAAAAAAATGGTACTCAAGCAAGGCCGTTGGTCTATCTACTTGTTGAATGCCAGTAGGTGCATAATCATGCTGCATGAATCCGCATGATCGTTTGAGGATCGTTTTAGCTCCGTCCCGCCAGTTCTGGCGGGCTTTTTCATATCTCATGCAGGTGCATGAAAACCACTACACAAAGCAGGCAGGCGTGGCGGGGATACGAGCGCGCGCAACGGGGTGAAATGGTGAAAATCCGGCGCATTTTCCGGGCCGCTGACGGGCGGAAGGGGAAGGGGGTAGAACGGAGGGGCAAAAAAATAGCGCCTCGCAGGGGGCTGCTGAGGCGCTTATAGAGGGTGTTACGCTGGGTCAGTCTTCCTGCAGGTCCAGCGTATAGGGTTCGAATCGGATCACCTCTTCGCCCAGCCACTTATTCAATTCCTGCAATCGCTTCTGCAGTGGCATCAGTTCGTTGCGGACAAAGACGCGGCTGGCCTTTTCCACGTCACCGAACCCGCCGGTATTGTTGGGAATGATGCCCATCATCTGCGGGGGGACGCGGTGCGCAGCCATCATGTCATCACGGCTCACGTTTTTGATATTCAGAAACTCATCCTTTGCCGCTACTTCTGACAGTGGGATGATCTGGATGCCGTCCTTTTTACCGTTGGGTGAATACATAAACAGGTTGCGGAAGTTGCCCGGCCCTTTGGCGCTTTTCATGGCCTGGCGGATGTTGTTCACGTCCTCCTGATTCTGTGCTGCGTCTGTCATGTACATGATGAAACCGGCGTGACTGCCGTTGATGTAATACTTACGGCGAAACAGCGTAGCCGACTCGTTGAGCAGTGTTGAAGGGATCGCGGAGAGGTAGCCGGGAAGCCCGTAGATTTCCTGGTTAATGTCCGGCTCCATCAGGTGAAAGATGCTACCTTTGGTGAACTCATAAGGCTGGGTGGTCATGCCGTACTGCACGAACCAGTAAGTATCGAGGTCAATCCCGCGCCGGGTGTACTTCGCCAGTGATGGCTCCAGAGACAGGACGCCGCCCAGCCTGTTCGTCCGTTTTTCCAGATAGGCGTTACCGAAAACAAGGTAGTCCTGGACGAAACGTGCAAAAGCTTGCTGGCTGAGCAGGCGGTGGGGGATGTAGGTGCTGCTGAGAATGTCACGCTTAACGGCAATCGGTGAGCTGTGATGTACAGCGGCGCGATAGGTCCGCGCCAGCCCGTCAAAACTCACCGGCGGCTCATACCAGCGGTCCATTTGCACACATTCTACGTAGTCCAGAAGTTCGCGGCGGTCCAGTACCGGAATGGGATCGCCAAAGCTGAACGCCTGGGTAGTTGCTGCATCATTGGGTTGTACGTCGGGTGGCATCACATCCTGTGCGGTATTCTCAGTCATTAAAAAATCTCCACAATGTTGCTGGTATTGGCGGCCTCGCCCTGCAGCGGTTCGTTAAACAGTGCGTGCATCGTTGCCCAGGCCAAATCTGCGTGGCTGGCTTCTTCGCTGCGGCTGGCTTCGTAGGTAGGGCGGTTTCCGCTGGCGGTGGTGGCGCGGCGGATAGCCATAAATGACTGCGCAATGTCGGTATGCCCGGCGTCAAACTCCAGACGGCGGTGGCTGATAATGTCGTATGCCTTGAGTACCAGGGCGTTTTTGACGTTGGGGTTATAGACAAACTCACGCACGGCAGGGAAAAAGCCTTTTACGTTTTCATAAACACCGTGACCGACGCCGGTGGAGTCAATGCCGATGTAGGTCACGTTGTACTGCTGAGTCAGTTTGCGGATGGCCTCCGCCTGGGCGCGGAAGTCCATTCCGCGCCACTGGTGACGCTCAAGGATGCGGAACTTACCGCCGGGCACCGTCGGCGGGGCAATGACTACGCAGCCAGCGCTGTCACCGTTCTGGGTACCTTTCGCCGGGTCATAGCCGATCCAGACTTCGCGCCAGCCGAACGGACGCAGGGCCAGCGCCTGAAAGTCTTCCCAGACTTCCCAGCTGTCCACCATGCAGGCCTGCAGGTCAGCCAGTGGGAAAACGGAGGCGAGATCGTCGATGAACTCACACATCAGCAGGTTCTGGTACTCGTCGGGGCTGTACTCCAGGCGCAGCTGGTCGAGGTCGAACAGGTTGCAGCCACCGCGCACGGCGTCCTCCACCGTCACGATCTGTCTGAACTGACCGTCAGCGCAAAGAAGACCGGCAGCAAGGGCTGAGTGGGTCAGGTCGATATCAACGCGATCAGCTTTTGCCCGCCCGCGATTGAACAGGGCGCCGGACCAGAACGGGTAAGCGCTGTGCGTCAGGCTGGAAGGCGTTGAGAAATAGGTCTGGCGCCATTTCTTGTGCAGCGCCATGCCGGAGGCGACTTTACGTAGCTCCTGAAATTTCGGGATCCAGAAATACTCATCAAGATACAGGTTGCCGTGGTAGCTCTGTGCGGTGCGGGCGTTGGTCCCGAGAAAATACAGCGTGGCGCCGTTTGGCAGCACCATGGGATCGCCTTTTAATTCCACGTCGACTTCTTTGGCAAACTCGATGATGTACTGCTTAAAAACATGCGCCTGGGCTTTACTGGCTGACAGGAAAATCTGGTTACGTCCGGTGATCAGCGCATCGATCAGTGCCTCACGCGCAAAGTAAAACGTCGCCCCGATCTGGCGAGATTTAAGCAGATTACGGATTCGGTTTGTTTTTCCTGCCTCCCACCAGTGGCGCTGATAATCAAACAGCGAGCTGTGGAAAATCTCTTCCAGCTTTTCGATCTGTTCGTCGCTGAACTGGTTTTTTTCAGGTTGTTTGCGGGGGCCGCGGTTGCGGTTTTGCACGTTGGGGTTAAGGTCTGCCTCATTACCACCGTTGTTAAATTTACCGATGCGGGCGTGTCGTTCTGACTGGCGGGCCAGCAGGTCTATTTCTTTAAAGTCTTTTCCTTCCTTGTGCTCCTTCATGATGAGCTGGCAATAGCGGGCGGCAGTGGTGAGCTGCATCTGATCGAGTGGGCCGTATTCGCCCCACTTGTCGCGCTTTTTCCAGCTGTGAACGGTTGCAACTTTTTCGCCCAGCATTTCAGCAATGCGGGCTACGCGGTATCCCTGAAAATACAGCAGTAATGCCTGCCTGCGGGGATCGAGGTCTGCGGGGGTCATCGTTTCCATGGCACAAACATACGGCCTTGCCTGGCGCCTTTCCCCGGCTGGCCTTTGTATGGTTTACCGCACAAGGTCCGCGCGTTGTTTCACCCCCTCCATCGCAGCAACCATAAGGCCTCACAGAGTTATTTGATGGAGTCGGTCACATGGCTGTAAAAGCAAAGCGCTTCCGCATCGGTGTGGAAGGTGCAACGACAGACGGGCGCAATATTGAGCGTGCCTGGCTGGAACAGATGGCGGCGAGCTATGACCCGCAGGTGTATACCGCGTTGATTAATCTGGAGCACATCAAGGGTTACACCCCTGATAGCCCTTTCCGCCGTTTCGGGACCGTGGATAAGCTGGAGACAGAGGAGATTGCAGACGGCCCGCTGAAAGGGAAAATGGCCCTGTATGCGTGGATCACCCCGTCAGAGGACCTGGTGGCGTATACCCGTAATCTGCAAAAGCTGTTTACCTCGATGGAGGTCAATACCAGTTTTGCCGATACCGGCAAAGCCTACCTGGTTGGCCTGGCGGCGACGGATGATCCCGCAAGCCTCGGTACTGAAATGCTGCAGTTTAGCGCCAGCGCCAGAAGTAACCCCCTGGCAGGCCGCAAGCAAAACCCTGAAAACCTCTTTACCGCCGCCGAAGAAACGCTGATCGAGTGGGAAGAAGTCCAGGACGATAAACCCTCCCTGTTTTCCCGCGTTGCCGCGATGTTCACCAAAAAAGAACAGAACGATGAAGCGCTTTTTTCTGACGTGCATCGCGCGGTTGAGCTGATTGCTACTGAACAGCAAAACCTGAGCGAACGCACTGATAACTCCCTGTCTGCGCAGGATACGCGCATTGCTGAGCTGGAAGCCTCCCTGCAGGAACAGCAGACCGCTTTTGCTGAACTGGAGCAGCGGCTGAGCCAGGAAGACAGCCGCAAAGATTATCGCCAGCGCGCGCCGGGCGGAAACGCACCGGCAGGCACACTGACCAATTGCTGATGGAGCATAAGAACTAATGAAAAAGAAAACCCGTTTTGCCTTTAACGCCTACCTGCAGCAGCTGGCACGCCTGAATAACGTGGAAGTGGAAGAACTTTCCAGCAAATTCACCGTTGAGCCGTCGGTACAGCAGACGCTGGAAGACCAGATCCAGCAGTCCGCAGCCTTTCTGACACTGATTAACATCACCCCGGTGGATGAGCAGTCAGGCCAGCTGCTGGGTCTGGGTGTCGGTAGCACAATTGCCGGTACCACGGATACCACCACCAAAGAGCGCGAACCAACTGACCCGACAGTGATGGCGGACGTGGAATACAAATGCGAACAGACCAACTTTGATACGGTGTTGACCTACGCAAAGCTGGACCTGTGGGCAAAATTCCAGGATTTCCAGGTGCGTATCCGTAACGCCATCGTGAAGCGCCAGGCTCTGGACCGCATCATGATTGGGTTTAATGGCGTGAAGCGTGCCAAAACCTCAGACCGTGCCGCCAATCCGTTGCTGCAGGACGTTAACAAAGGCTGGCTGCAGAAGGTCCGCGAAGATGCCCCGGATTGCGTGATGGGCAGCACCACGGCAGAAGATGGCACTACCACCGCAGACCCGGTGAAGGTAGGCAAGGGCGGTAAATATGCCAACCTGGATGCGCTGGTGATGGATGCTGTCAATGAGCTGATTGACCCTATTTTCCAGGATGACGCCGAACTGGTCGTGATCTGTGGTCGTGAGCTGTTGTCCGACAAGTATTTCCCGCTGGTCAATAAGGACCAGGCAAACACGGAGGCGCTGGCTGCTGATCTGATTATCAGCCAGAAACGCATGGGCGGTCTGCAGGCCGTTCGCGCCCCGTCATTCCCGGCTAATGCCGTACTGATCACCCGCCTGGATAACCTGTCCATCTACTGGCAGGAAGATACCCGCCGCCGTTCGGTCATTGATAACCCGAAACGCGATCGTATTGAAAACTTCGAATCCGTCAATGAGGCGTATGTGGTGGAGGATTACCGCTGCGTGGCACTGGTGGAAAACATCACCATCGGCGACTTCAGCGCCGGTGCCGGAGAGTAACGCATGAGCCTGAGTCCCGCACGGCAGCACCGCCTGCGCGTCCAGGCTGAACAGGCCGCCCGGCAGGGCGGCAATGTTCGCCACGCGACGGGGTATGACCTGATGCTGATGCAGCTGGCGGAGGACCGCCGCCGCCTGAAAGGTATCCAGTCCACCGTGAAGAAAGCCCAAATCAAAGTGGAACTGCTGCCCCGTTATTCCGCCTGGGTGGAGGGGGTGCTGGCTGCTGATGGTGCCCGGCAGGATGACGTGGTGATGTTTGTGATGCTCTGGCGTATCGATGCCGGTGATTATGCCGGTGCGCTGGATGCAGGGCGTCATGCGCTGCGGCACGGATGGGTGATGCCCATTGGAAACCGTAATGTCCAGACGGTGCTGGCAGAGGAAATGGCAGACGCTGCGCAGGCCGCCCTGCTGGCAGGTGAATCTTTCGATGCCGGGTTGTTACTGCAGACACTGGAGCTGACAGACGGCCAGGATATGCCAGACCAGTCACGAGCACGCCTGCATAAAGCGATTGGCGCTGTACTGACCGAAACCAGCCCGGCCTCCGCCCTGAATCACATCAATCATGCGCTGCAGCTTGATCCACGCTGTGGCGTCAAAAAAGAAAAACAGCAGCTGGAGCGCAGATTGCGCAATGACAGCCGTTAACGGAACGTGCCCCGCGCACGGGCGGCACGGGGTGGCGAAAGGCTTTTGCCACATCAAAACCCCGTCCACCGCCCACTATTTCAGGAGAAAGCCCGCATGAAGTTTGTTGCGCCTGAGCAGGCGCCGGAACAGGCGGAAATTATCAAAAATACGCCGTTCTGGCCCGATGTTGATTTATCAGAGTTTCGCAGCGTGATGCGGACGGATGGCACGGTGACGTCACCCCGTCTCGGACAACTCATCCGGTCTGCGATGTCAGAGGTCAATGCGGAGCTGTACGACTTCCGCAAGCGCCAGCAGGCGCTGGGATTTATGACGCTGGCCGATGTACCGGCGGACTTGCTGGACGGTAAAAGCGAACGCATTCACCACTACCACAACGCCGTTTATTGCTGGGCACGTGCGCAGGTGAATGAGCGTTACCAGGACTACGACGCCACGGCCTCCGGTGTGAAACGGGGGGGTGAGCTGGCGGAGGCCAGCGGCGACCTGTGGCGTGATGCGCGCTGGGCAATTAGCCGGGTGCAGGATGCGCCCCATTGTACGGTGGAGCTGATCTGATGAAAGTGCGTGCGTACCAGGGTGACACGGTGGACGCGCTTTGCTGGCGTCATTACGGACGCACGCAGGGCGTCACGGAGCAGGTACTGCAGGCAAATCCGGGGCTGGCTGAGCACGGCCCGTTCTTACCACACGGGCTGCAGGTGGATCTGCCGGATATTGCCACCACTTCCACGGTGCAGACCGTCCAGTTATGGGACTGAAATATGACGCTTGAACGGATCAGCGCCTTCATCACGTACTGCATCGCTGTACTGCTGGCATGGATGGGAGATTTATCGCTTAAGGATGTGTCGACAGTGGGCGGTGTGTTGATTGGCGTGCTGATGCTGGCCATCAACTGGTACTACAAACACAAAACCTACCAGTTGCTGCGCGGCGGAAAAATTACACAGGGGGAATATGAATCCTTCAACCGTTAAACGCTGCCTGGTAGGGGCGGTGCTGGCGATTGCCGCCACTCTGCCGGGCTTTCAGCAACTTCATACCTCAGTGGAAGGGTTGAAGCTGATAGCCGATTACGAGGGCTGCCGCCTGCAGCCGTATCAGTGTGATGCGGGGGTGTGGACCGATGGCATTGGCAATACGTCCGGCGTGGTGCCGGGGAAGACCATCACGGAACGGCAGGCCGCCGGGAGTTTCATCACCAACGTTTTAAGGGTGGAGAAGGCGCTGGATCGCTGTGTCCTGGTGAGCGTACCGCAGAACGTCTATGACGCGCTGGTATCGCTGGCCTTCAACGTGGGAACAGGCAATGCCTGTGGTTCAACCATGGTGAAGTTTATCAATCAGAAGCGCTGGCGCGATGCCTGCTATCAGTTGCCGCGCTGGGTATACGTCAAAGGCGTATTTAATCCGGGGCTGGACAACCGCCGCGCGCGGGAGCTGTCCTGGTGCTTAAAAGGAGCGTAACGAAATGAAAAAGAAACTGAGCGGTGGGTTATTTTCGGTGCTGTACACGGCGCTGATAATTTTTAGTCTCTTTGTTCCAAACAGTATTGTTCCGGCACTGGTTACAGCCTTGACCTGGGTAGCCTGCCTGCTGAGCTGGGGAGCGGTGCTGCTTTGCATGGCTGGGTGGTATGCGGGCGGCACTCATCGGGGAGAGGCAAAGCAGGCGCTGACGCGCTTTTTCAGTACGCCAGGAAACCAGGTGATCAGATGGGCAAGGTGTTCACTGCTTGTGATTTTTCTCACCTTTACGGGCCACGTTGTCACCCTGGTATTTTATCTGCTGACGCTGGTCGCGCTTAAGGTTCTGCGTACGCAGATTATTGATGCGGAGCCGGTGACGGTATGACGAAGGCGCTGGCGGTAATTCTGGCGCTGGTACTGATGGCGCTTGGCTGGCAGTCATGGCGGATGAAGGAGGCCAGCCAGACCATCGAGCAGCAAGGGCGGGATCTGAAAACGACAGGCGAAAAACTGGCAAAAACGAACAGCCAGCTGATCGCCTTGTCCATCCTGTCCGAAACCAATAACCGGGAACAGGCAAGGCTTTACGCGGCGGCAGAAAGTACAAACGCGCTGCTGCGAAGCCGTCAGCGCAGAATTGAGGAGTTAAAACGTGAAAATGAGGATTTACGTCACTGGGCTGACACTCTTCTGCCTGCTGACATTATCAGGATGCGCGAACGTCCGGCCCTCGCCGGAGGTGCAGCTTACCGTGAATGGTTGTCCCAGGGTGACGCAGTGCCGCCTGGAAAAGTCGGCGGCACGCACTAACGGTGATCTGCTGACCGCTCTGGATGAAGCGGAGGCGGCCTGGGCGGTCTGCGCCGATAAAGTGGACACGATAATTTCCTGTCAGGAGCGAAACAGTGAACAAGCCTCAATCCTTACGCCGCGCCCTGAATAGCGCGGTGCCATATGTCCGCGATAACCCGGACAAGCTGCATTTATTCGTGGATAACGGAACGGTGGTGGCAACCGGGGCAGCGTCACTTTCTTGGGAATATCGTTACACCCTGAATGTGGTAATTGTGGATTTCAGCGGCGATCAGGGGTTATTGATGGCGCCGGTGGTGGCCTGGTTAAGGGAAAATCAGCCGGATGCCATTCATAACCCGGAACTGCGGGAAAAGTTGCTTTCCTTTGAAGTCGATATTTTGCGCAATGATATCTGTGATATCAGCCTGAACCTGCAACTGACAGAGCGTGTGATAGTCAGCGCTGACGGTGACGTGTCCAGCGTCGAAGCGGTGCCGGAACCGGACGAACCGGACGAAATGTGGGCGGTGAGCCGTGGCTGAGCTGCAGGAAGTTGACGCCTGGTTAGATGCGCTCTTGGCGGGTCTGGAGCCTGCCGCACGTAAGCGCATGATGCGGGAGCTGGCGCAGCAGCTGCGCCGCAGCCAGCAGAAAAATATCAGGATGCAGCGCAACCCCGACGGGACGGCTTACGAGCCGCGTCGCGTGACGGCCAGAACGAAACAGGGCCGCATCCGTCGGCAGATGTTTGCAAAACTCCGCACCACAAAATACCTGAAAGCCGTCGCCAGCCAGGATGCGGCAAGCGTCGAGTTTGAGAGTCGGGTGCAGCGCATAGCCCGCGTCCATCACTATGGCCTGCGTGATCGGGTCAGCCGTAAAGGGCCGGAAGTCAAATATGCAGAGCGCCGGTTGCTCGGCATCAATGATGAATCAGAAGACATTACGCAAGACGTCTTATTGCGCTGGTTGTCCCGGTGATTTTGTGTCAGGGATGACACAACCCGCCACGCTGCCGCACTCCCTCCGCGCGTGGCAATCTTGCCTTCATGAATACGCAATTAACCGAAATCATGCGCCTTATCACCAATCTGATCCGCACTGGCATTGTGACCGAAGTGGACCGGGACGGCTGGCTGTGCCGGGTGAAAACGGGCGACCTCGAAACCAACTGGATTAACTGGCTGACCTACCGTGCAGGTAAATCACGCACCTGGTGGTGCCCGTCTCCAGGGGAGCAGGTGGTGCTGTTCAGCCTGGGCGGCAATCTGGAAACAGCCTTTGCGCTTCCGGCCATCTACTCCAACGCCTGCCCGCCGCCGTCAGACTCTGAAAGTGCGGACGTGACCGCATACGAGGATGGCGGCTGGTTCGAATACGACCCCGCCACCGGGCGCTGGATTATTCGCGGCGTGAAAAGCGTGCTGATTGAGTCTTCGCAGGTTGTCTCCTGCAAAACCGGTGAGTTTGTGATCGAGGCTGACACCACCCTAATTAACAGCAACGTGATCCTGAACGGCGATGTGACCCACGGCGGCGGCGCGATGACGTCAAACGGCGTCGTTGCTGATAAGCATAAACACCCTAGCGACAGTGGCGGAACGACGGGAGGTCCATTTTGACGCTCTATATCGGGATGAGCCGCGATACCGGCAGAGCCATAACGGAAACTGACCACCTGCGCCAGTCGGTGCGTGACATTTTGCTGACCCCGCAAGGGAGCCGGCTTGCGCGCCGGGAGTATGGTTCCCTGCTTTCAGCGCTCATTGACCAGCCGCAAAACCCGGCGCTGCGCCTGCAGATCATGGCTGCGGTGTATGTGGCGCTGCGGCGCTGGGAGCCGCGGCTGCAGCTGGACACCATCACGGTTAACAGCAGCAGCATGGATGGCGCAATGGTTATTGAGCTGGCAGGCCAGCGTAATGACGGCGTGCCCGTGTCCCTTTCCGTATCGACAGGAGCAGACAATGGCCGTTATTGACCTTTCCCAGCTGCCGCCGCCGCAAATTGTGGATGTGCCGGATTTTGAAACCCTGCTGTATGAGCGCAAGGCTGAATTTGTCGCGTTATTTCCGGCAGAAGAACAGGAGGCCGTGGCCCGTACCTTAACGCTTGAGTCTGAGCCGGTGGTGAAAATGCTGCAGGAAAATGTGTACCGGGAGTTGCTGCTGCGCCAGCGGATTAACGAGGCGGCGAAAGCCGTGATGGTGGCCTATTCCGGCGGGGATGACCTGGACAATTTAGGCGCGAATAACAACGTACAGCGCCGGGTGATTACAGCTGCAGATGACACCACAACGCCGCCCACGGAGGCAGTTATGGAATCTGACGCAGATTATCGCCAGCGCATCCCGGCGGCCTTTGAGGGGATGAGCGTTGCCGGGCCAGTCGGAGCCTATGAATATCACGCGCTTAGTTCGGATGGACGGGTGGCGGATGCGTCGGCGTTCAGCCCGTCACCGGCGGAAGTCGTGGTAACTATTCTGGCTCGCGACGGTGATGGCACAGCGCCGGAAGACTTACTGCAGGTCGTCGGTGAGGCCCTGAATGATGAGGCTGTGCGGCCGGTGGCGGATCGGGTGAGCGTCCGATCTGCTGAGATTGTCCCCTATGAAATTGATGCGGTTCTTTATGTCTATCCCGGGCCGGCAAAGGAACCCATCCTGGAGGCCGCGAAAGCGCAGGGTACGGCATATATCAACGAGCAGCGTCGCCTGGGGCGTGACGTGCGGCTGTCTGCGATCTATGCCGCTCTGCATGTTCAGGGCGTCCAGCGCGTTGAGCTGATGAAGCCCCTGGCGGACATGGTGTTAGATAAAACGCAGGCGTCATATTGCACCGATTTTAAAGCGGTAATTGGTGGCTCTGATGACTAGCAGCCTGTTACCGCCGGGGTCGTCCGCGCTGGAGCGCAGGCTGGCGCAAGCCTGTTCAGGTATCAGTGATTTAAACGTGCCGCTGCGTGATCTGTGGAACCCGTGGAAATGCCCGGCAAAGTTTCTGCCGTATCTGGCCTGGGCTTTCTCCGTTGACCGATGGGAGGAAACCTGGACAGAAACCGCTAAGCGGCAGGCGGTCAGCGATGCTTTCTGGATCCATCAGCGCAAAGGAACGGTGGCGGCAGTTAAGCGGGTGATCGAGGGGCTGGGTTACTCAATGACCCTTGAGGAGTGGTGGGAGGTGGCTGACCCCGCCGGGACATTTCGGCTTGAGATCGACCTGAATGAAATCGGTATCACGGAGCCGATGATTTACGAACTTGAGCGGATTATTGGCGACGCGAAGCCAGTCAGTCGGCACATTTCGCGAATGACTATTTTGACAGGGACAAATGGACAGGCATGGATCGGCGTGGCGGCGTACGACGGGGATACATTAGCGGTATTTCCACCGGATTATGTCCCATCGGAAAGCATCTATTACGACGGAACAGCATCTTTCAACGGAAATAATATTTATTCGGGTGAGTAATATGACGGACATAAGCGAAGAAAGTAAGTGGGTAGAGACAGTACCTCTTATCACCCGAGGTGATAAAGTTTCAGGTGGGTTAAATGGTGTTGCCAATAAGCAAGCGTTAGCCATTGCAAGCCGCACGAGATGGCTAAAAGATCAGATTGATGGCATTCAGTCTGGGGAGATGCCGTATTCTTCTGAAGTACAGGCCCAGGAAGCTATTAACTCAGGGAGACTGAAAGAAGGATATTTAATTGCAATTCGGTCTTCCGGTTCAAAAAATTGGGTAGATGAGTACAGAGTTGTGTCGGGAGGCCTGCAAAAAACAGGTAAATCATTACCTGCACTGGAATATATCGAAAGCATTACAAAAAACATGGTGGTTGGTTCCGTTTCAGGGTGGGAGGGTAATACCCTGTATCCCTTTGATGAATTTTTATCACCGAACGAGAACACACTTTCGCTTCATGCTTACGCTGTAAACAGCATAAAGTATCGGGAGGCGTGCGGCAGTTTGCAGATCCCGGTTGCCACGGGGGATATCATTACCGTCCGCTATAAATATTCTGGTACAGGCGGAGCGCCCTCAGTAGGACTGAAAACCTCAATCAACGGGACGTTCGTCAGCAACCAGGTAACGCTGACAGCCAGCGATAACTGGCAGGAAATCCAGCTGACGGCGACTGCGGCGACGGCTACGCTGATGGCAGTAGGTGTTAATACTCGCCTGGCTACCGATATCCAGTTATCTATTATTGCGTACAGCAACAAGAAAAATGCCATTACGGCCGCTATCCTGGCCGCAATGGATGGACAGGCAGCGCTGACAGGAAAAACCAAAATTGGCACGGTTAACAACTGGGTGAACAATAGCGGATATCCGTTTTCTGTCCTTTCCCAGGCAAACGACAACCGTGTTAATTACGTTAATTCAACGGGTATTTACTCAGAGATGTATGCGGGCATCAGCGTGCCATCCGGTGGCGTTGTAACTTTAAACTATTCGCTGGATGTTACGGCGGGACGTTTATTTGCCCGGCTGGCAAATGGCAGCGCGTGGACGGGTGACGAAGTGCAGCTCGCCGGTGGCGGTGCCAGACAGACCATTACACTCGTAGCCGCGGAAGACACAAAACAATTAAAAATTTACACCAGAGCGGAAATATCCGCAGGGTCTTTTTTCGCGGAGGTCAACTACGGGCAAAAAAATGCGCTGACAGAGCAGATTGATTCGCTGTATTCGGCAGTGGCATCAGCTAACGCTGTTATGGCCATACTGTCCCAAAGCTCAACGTTTGATTCATTTGTAAAAAGCTCCCCTTACACCTACACGTTAAGTGATGCCGGTGTGGCGTATAAGCAGCTACTGAACACGGTCAACGCCGTCACTGGCGTATCAACCGTCAAGATGATGTATAAAATATCTTCTACCAGTGCCGCGTTAAAAATCCAGAGTCGAAATGGCAGCGCCTGGGGGGGCAATGAGAAGCCACTGATAGCTGATGGGGATTATCACGAGATTGACTTACCGATAGCCTCCGGCCAGGTCTTTTCAGGATGGGGGGTTTATTCCTCTGCAAAAGCGGGAGGCTACTCCGCTGACATCACAATGATCCCTGTTTCTGCAAACGGTACCTTCTTTACTCCGGCGACAGTAATTCTGTATAGCCTCATGTCCTCTGCAGCCGGGATTGAGACGCGCGTAACAAATCTGGAAAGTGGGGTGGTAACAAATCAGAACACTGATGTTGTTTTCCCTTCGCACTTTTATGCAGTGGAGGGGAGACCGCTTCGCTTTTATGGCGCTAATCTGGTCAGTGGTGAACGTCCGTGGCATAACGGCGCTGATGTGGTGCTTTCCAGTCATGGTTATGAAGGAAAGCCGATTTTGCTCAAAAGTATCGTGCCGGACGCCACCATTTTACCGTCAGAAATCAATGGCTCCTCGCTGGTAGTTAATGCCCGCGCAGATAAGTCGGGTGCTGTTTACAGGAAGAACGCGACATTTACCAGACTTCCGGCCGCACAGTCAGGCAGCGTAAAGGTCGCCTGC